GGTCCTGACCAACCTCAGGCTCCATCCACAAGCATCTCTGACGCCACATTTATGGCAACAATGAGGGCTGTACCCCCTTCCACAGAGGGTAGCCCCCCTTCTCCCTTAGGTGATGTGGAAGTACCCTCACAGGAGATGCCTATTCAAGCACCTGAGTTAGAGGGTTCAGCACCTGAAGTATTTGAAAACGTAAGAGGTTTAACATCTCAGCTAGGTCAAGATTTACCTTTAAACTTAGGTACGACAACAAGTACTGAAGCATCTGACATTACAAGAGAAAGTCAACGGAGACTAAAAGACATTGGCTTTTACAGAGATGCTGTAGACGGAATTAGTGGGGATCAAACAGACAACGCCATTAAAACATTTCAACATGAGAATAACCTAGAGGTAACTGGACAACTAGATGAAAACACAAGGCTAAAACTAGCCGAAACAGGACTATCTAAACGTCCTGAGATATCTGACTCGAATAATGCCTTATTAAACTTTATAGGTAAAGGTGAGAGTGGTGGCTATGGTGCAGCTAACGACTACAACAATGGCAGAACACAGTTTGGTGTTAAAGATAGTTATTTTTCTGAACGTTATCAGAAACCTCTAGATAAACTTACAGTTAGTGAGGTTCAAGATATTCAATCAGGTGGCTACGGTACTCGTGAAGTCTTTGCAGTAGGTGCTTATCAGATTATTCCTGATACTCTTAATGAAGCTGTTGCAGCTTTAGGTCTTACAGGTAATGAGGTGTTCGATCAGGCATTACAGGATCGTATTGCTATTGAGTACCTAGCAGCAGATAAAAGACCTAAATTAAGAGATTGGTTAAATGGTGTTGAGGGAGTAACTCGTGAAGAAGCAGCAGAGGCTTTTGCCCAAGAGTGGGCCTCAGTTCCTCTTCTTTCTGCTAAGACAAGAGTAGTTAATGGCGTAACACACAACCTTAGAAGAGGTGAAAGCTACTATAAACCTGAAGGAAATAATGCTGATGCCCACACACCAGAAGAGCTAGAAAGATTACTAGACAGTTTGCGTAGTTAAATGAGAATACTCTTACCCTTATCCCTAGTCTTACTACTTAGTGGTTGTCTATCCCCCTTCTCTTTACTGAGTGGTATCGGTGGGGGTGGGGGAGGCCCGACAGTAAATGCTAACACGCAAGTAGGTAAAGAAAACAATCAGTCAGTTGTTGACCAGAGCAGCGACATATCAGGAGAGAACGTAGAGGTAGATCAATCAACAGGTGGTTTCACAGTGGACGGGGCCATCGATAACGTCAAGGTATTGAACCAAGACATACCCACATGGGTAATAATCCTTCTAATCTTAGGATGGATGCTTCCTAGCCCTCAGGAAATATGGAGAGGGTTTCTAAAAACAATAACATTAGGACGGTATCGTGGATAAAGAAACTTGGCTCACATCAAAATCTATTCCTGTAGCTCTAGTCGGGACTATTCTATTACAGACAATAGCTGTTGTCTGGTATATGGCTGGGTTAGATAACTCAGTTGAAACTAACATGAGAGATATAGCTCGTCAGGAAATACGGATAGCTAACCTTGAGACAACAGCACAAGAACTATCTCTGATGAATGCTCGTATAGATGAGAACATTAAATCGATAAGATTAACTCTAGAAAAAATGGCTAATAAAGATGGCTAAGATAGAAAAGTCTAAGATGAAGTGCAACAAACCTAAACGCACTCCTAACCACCCTAAGAAATCTCATGTCGTAAAGGCTTGTTCTGGTGGTAAAGAAAAGATCATTAGGTTTGGTCAGCAAGGTGTGTCAGGTGCAGGTAAAAGCCCTAAGACAGCTAAAGAGAAAGCTAGGAAGAAATCCTTCAAGGCTCGTCACGCCAAGAATATTGCAAAGGGCAAAATGTCAGCAGCTTATTGGGCTGACAAGGTGAAGTGGTGATAAATGGACCCTATCACTATAGCTATGGCAAGCTTCACAGCCATCAAAGCTGGTGTGTCAGCAGGTAAAGAGATAACTTCTCTGGCTAAAGACATAGGCAGTTTGTTTGAAGCTATAGATCAGGCCAAAGATAGTCACGACAAGAAGAGAAGCAGTGTCTTTTCTAGTGCAAATGAAGAAGCCTTAGATACCTACGTCAACCGTAAGAAGGCCGAGGACTTAGAGAATAACTTGAGGGAAATAATTATAGCTGCCAGAGGGTACTCAGGGTGGCAAGAATTGGTAACTCTCAGGAAAGAAGTACGCTTAAGAAAGAAGAAAGAACTAGAAGACAAGAAGAAGAAGAATGCTGAACTGTTCGAGAAGGTAGTTCTCTGGGGTGGTATTACCCTGATAGCTCTGTTCACCTTTGGCTTTGGTCTTTTGTTTCTTATGTACTACATGGATAAACTCTAACCAAAAGGAATTTAACTTGTCAAGTCCTAAACCAACTAACCCTGCGTTATGGAATCGTGCAAAGCAAGCAGCACGTAAGAAGTTCAAAGTATACCCATCAGCTTATGCTAATGCTTGGGCATCCAAGTGGTATAAAGAAAAGGGTGGTAAATGGAAGGGCAAAGACAACAGAGTTAGGAAGGCGTAATGGCTAAGGGTGGTCTAGGTAAATGGTTCGGTGAGCAATGGGTTGACGTTAAGACAGGTAAACCCTGCGGTAGAAAGTCAGCCAAGAAAAGTAAACGGCCCTACCCTGCTTGTAGACCTAAGTCTGTAGCTGGTAGTATCAGCAAGTCAGAGGCAAAGAAAAAGACAGGGCCGAAAAGAGTTAAGTGGTCAACGACAGCATCAGGTACGAAAAGGAAGGGGGGCAAGTAGCCCCTCTTTTACGTTTCAGTACCCCAATCATAGCAGGTGTAATCCTTTACTAACCAACCACGATCTTCTATAAGTTTAATCCCTACACCTATACTGTCTATGCATTCATCTGCTGTCTGATACATTTCAGGACCAGTAAATGTTTTACAAATCCCGTTATTTATATGACAGGCTAATATCAAAGCTGCTAACATTAACTCTTTCCTTCCATTTCATTTATAAGTTTGTCTAAGTACCAACGTGCTTTCTTTAGATCCTCAACAGGATTACCTTTGTATCTAAACCTGTGTAAGTACTTCTTAGTATTGCCTTCTAGGTAGCCCATGAACATAGTAGCTTCCATGTTATCCTTCATGTAATCAATGCATTCGATTGACCCATCCCCGTAGTGTGGCGGGTTGTTTACGTTATCTGTTTCGAGTGTATCCAATTTACTTAAATCCCATTTAGCCATTTGTTTATCCTCAAGGAACTGTGATTAGTTCAGCTTCTGTAAAAGGAATATGAAAGAACAACTCACCCTTGCGAATATATCTACCCTTAGCAGGTAATACACAGTCCTTTGTCAGTAGAGTATCCTTGATACGCCAGACTTTCTTTAAGTCAGACCGAAAGACATAGAAGTTTAGGACACCATTCTGTGTACCAAGTTTATCTAGTAGTCTTTGTTTACGTTCAGGGATACGAATCTCTTTCCACTCTAAGGGCCAGTCTTCTTTCCATCCTGTCTTCACTTCAGCTTCATTGAAGTATGTGTACTCTCCTTTCTGAGACACAACATCAACACTATAGTTCTCTTCGTTGTTGACAATCTGATGCCCCTTAGATTCTAAAAGGGACACCAGTGCCAGCCTTGCAGGTGCATCATATGCTTCATACAATGCCCTGCTAAACTGTTTTCTTACAGCAACCACTAGAGTAAGATTTCTAAGGCTGCTATTAAAGTAACGATTACGGCGTAAACTTCTAGTCCTGTCATGTTAAGATCCTTCTTTAGCTTCTAGTGAAATTCTTAGTTTATTTACGATGGCGTCATTAGCTGCTTGTAAACTACTCGACTGATAGTTTAACTGCATCTGTATATTATTGTTGTATTGAATCTCCCGTAATAGTTTATGTTGGTCTTCTGTAAAGTCTTCTGTTTCATATTCTTTTTCATCTAAGGTCATAGTAACCATATCTAACTCCTTATGTTATGTCAACCATTTCACATACATCACCTGTACATGCCATAGTCTGACTACCCGCAGTATTGTCTTGTTTCTCATACTCTTTTAGTTTAAAGAAGTCAACAGCTTTTGGCATCTGACTTAAACTTTCTTCGTACTGTTCCTTAGTTATCTCTTGGTAAGGTGCTTGTTGGTAAGTATGTTCGTTGTAAGGCAAGAAAGATACACCTGACATTTCATCGAAGTGTTTATAGACAAAGGCTCCTACCTCAAACCATTCATCCTTTCGGACATTTATTGTTACACTAGGTTTATGTTCACACCAGTGTCGTTGATACATAAGCCAAGTCTCTAGCTGTTCAATGGCTGTCATATCCTCTGTGACAACAGCACCTGAGGGTGCCTTGA